TTTAGATAATGCACCAGTTAGGGCTATGAACAGGGGCGGTTCAGTTGGTTTAAATCGAGCGGCGGATAATTTCTTAGCGGCTATGGGTGGATAGCAGGGGTCTTACATGAATGACCTGAGTGACTTTACCCAGTATTTAACGGATGAAGAGTTAGCGAAAGTCGCTCCTATGTTGGAGCGGCTTAAAACTTTAGATGACAGGACTACCAAGCAAGAAAGCTTTATGACGTTTGTGAAGCATGTTTGGCCTCAGTTTATTGAGGGTAGGCACCACAAGATTTACGCTGAGAAACTACAAGCTGTAGCGGATGGCAAGTTAAAGCGGTTAATTATTAACATGCCGCCTCGACATACGAAGTCTGAGTTTGCGAGTTATTTGTTTCCCACTTGGTTAATGGGGCGTGATCCTACGAAAAAAATCATTCAGGCGACTCACACGGCTGAGTTAGCTGTTGGTTTTGGTCGAAAAGTTAAGAATTTAATTGACAGCGAGGATTTCAGGGATGTTTTTCCTGAAGTAAGTCTTGCGGGGGACGCGAAAGCGTCTGGTAGGTGGAGTACAAACAAGGGTGGTGAGTATTACGCTGTTGGTGTGGGCGGTGCGCTTGCGGGTCGTGGTGCTGATTTAGCTATTATTGATGACCCTGTGTCTGAGCAAGACGCTTTGAGTTCTACAGCGTTGGATAATATCTACGAATGGTACACATCTGGCCCTCGACAGCGTTTACAGCCCGGTGGTGCGATCATAATTGTTATGACAAGGTGGTCTATTCGTGATTTGACGGCGAAAGTTTTGCAAAAGCAGAGTGAAAAGGGCGCTGATAAGTGGGAAATTGTGGAATTTCCTGCAATTATGCCGTCTGGCAAGTCTTTATGGCCTGAATTTTGGACTTTGGATGAATTAGAAGGGGTAAAAGCCTCTATTCCTGTATCTAAGTGGAATGCGCAGTATATGCAGAACCCTACGGCTGAAGAGGGTGCTATCATTAAGCGTGAATGGTGGAATTTGTGGGAAAAAGACGAACCACCCAACTGTAGTTACGTTATACAGAGCTATGACACGGCATTTAGCAAGTCTGATAGGGCTGATTACAGTGCTATTACGACTTGGGGGGTGTTTCACAGGGAGGAAACTGGGGAAGATCACATTGTTTTACTTGACGCTGTTAGGGGGCGTTGGGAGTTTCCAGAATTAAAAAATGCGGCACATGAGTTGTGGCAAGAGTTCGATCCTGATATGGTACTTATAGAACAAAAAGGATCTGGTATGCCATTAACACAGGAATTAAGGCGTATGGGAATACCTGTAACCCCTTTTACTCCGGGTAAGGGGGCTGACAAGTTTACCCGAATGCACTCATGTGCGCCTGTATTTGAGAGTGGTATGGTGTGGGCACCAGAGATGAATTTTGCTGAAGAAGTGATAGAAGAATGCGCTTCTTTTCCAAATGGTGAACATGATGACTTGGCGGATTCGATGACACAGGCTATACTACGTTTTAGACAGGGTGGTTTTATTACCACTCCAAGTGATTATGAAGATGATGAATTTAAATTTCGTGCAAAAAGAGAATATTATTAAGGAGATAAAAAATGGCATCTAAACCTGACTATATTGACATAGATGGTGACGGAAACACAACCGAGCCAATGAAAACTGCTGCAAAGCAAAGAAAAGTTGTTAAAAGGAAAAAAGGTGGCGTAATTAAAAAAATGACAAAAGGCGGCGCTGTTTGTCGTGGTGCTGGAGCTGCTATATCAGGGACGGGGTTCTCAGGGGTTAGATAATGACAGCTATTGTCAAAATAGATTTAAAAGTTCTTAGTTCAGGTATTAATCAATCTGTTAATGAGCTTGAAGAGGTTGGAGCGAAGGATGATGGAAACCTCCCAGTCCATTTTAGTCGCTCCCTTGCGGCGACTCAAGGTCGAGTGGACTTTGCTCCAACACAAAAAGGTAAATAGGTATGGCTATTGAAAGAGATGCAGGTCCGGGCGGTATTATAGGCCCACAAATTCCAGAGGTACAACCAGATGAGGTTTTGGTTGAGGGATTACCTCAAGATCCCGGTGTTTTTGAGTTTGATGATGGATCTGCAATCATTGGGGAGTATGCAGAGGAAGAGGAGATACCGCAAATATCTCACGATTCAAACCTAGCTGAATTTATGGATGATAGTGATTTAGGTCGTATTTCTTCTGATTTAACTGGTGAAATTGATGACGATATATCTTCTCGACAGGACTGGCAGGACACATATAAGCGCGGTTTAGAGTTTCTTGGGATGCAGTATGAGGATCGTGCAGAGCCATTTGAGGGTTCTTCTGGCGTTATACATCCGTTATTGGCAGAAAGTGTTACGCAGTTTCAGGCGCAAGCATATCGTGAAATGTTGCCTGCAAGTGGACCTGTAAGAACGCAAGTTGTTGGTGCGCAATCAGAGCAGCTTATTAAGCAAGCAGAGCGTGTCAAGGATTATATGAATTATATGATTACTTACGAGATGGAAGAGTATGATCCTGAGATGGATCAGATGTTATTTTATCTTCCTGTTGTAGGTTCTACGTTTAAAAAGGTATATTTCGATCCTTTAAAGGGCCGTGCTGTTAGTCAGTTTGTACATGCAGAGGATCTTGTGGTTCCTTATGGCGCAACTGATTTGGCGTCTTCTCCTAGAATTACGCACATTATTAAGATGGCCTCAAATGAGGTTAAAAAGCTACAGATAGCTGGTTTTTATCGTGATGTAGACTTGCCTCAAGATGGTTCATCTACAGAAAAGATGTCAGAGGTACAGGAAGCTATTAATGAAGTGCAGGGTGTTTATCCTAGCGGTTCTTCATATGAGCTTACTTTATATGAGATACACACTGATTTAGATCTGCCCGGCTTTGAAGATCTTGACGAAACAGGTTCTGAAAGCGGTTTAAAATTACCGTATGTTGTTACGATTATAGAAGATACTGGAGAAGTTCTTGGTATTCGTAGGAATTACGAAGAAGCAGACATGATGAAAAAGCGCAATAAATACTTTGTGCATTATAAATTCTTGCCCGGTCTTGGTTTTTACGGTCTTGGCTTAACACATATGATTGGTGGCTTGGCTCAAGCCTCTACTTCTATTTTACGTCAGTTAATTGATGCGGGTACGCTTTCTAACTTACCTGCTGGTTTTAAAGCTCGTGGCGCAAGAATTAGAGATGAGGACAATCCAATACAGCCCGGTGAGTTCCGCGATATAGACGTTGCAGGAACCGATATAAGAACCTCCCTGATGCCTTTACCGTTTAAAGAGCCTTCAGGTACTCTGTATAACCTTCTAGGCACTCTTGTGGACGCTGGACGGCGTTTTGCGACTATGGCTGACATGAAGGTGGGTGAAATGAGTGGTGAAACACCTGTTGGCACCACAATGGCGATTATGGAGCGTGGCACGAAGGTTATGTCTGCGATTCATAAACGTATGCATTACTCTCAAAAGATAGAGTTTAAGCTGTTATCTAAAGTATTTTCAGATACTATGCAGTTATATCCTTATATGCCATCAGTGGAATTTGGACCTGAAGTATTTGCACAGGATTTTGATGCGCGAGTGGATGTTCTTCCAGTCAGTGATCCTAACATATTTTCAATGGCTCAACGTATTGCTCTTGCGCAGACACAATTACAGTTAGTGCAGTCAAATCCACAAATTCATGGCGGTCCACAGGGATTGTATCAGGCATATCGAAAGATGTACGAGGCGTTAGGTATTAATAATATTGATTCAATATTACCTGCCCCACCGCAGCCACAGCCGATGAACGCTGCTATGGAAAACAAGATGGCTTTGACTGGTGGTATGCTTCAAGCGTTTCCACAACAGGATCACAAAGCTCATATGGAAACACACTTGGCTATTATGTCCACACCATCTGTACAAATGAATCCACAGGCAACTTTATCATTGCAAGGTCACATTCAAGAACATATTGGTTTGTTAGCGGAACAACAGGCGCAACAGATCGTAATGGAACAAGCAGGT